CCGATCAGAAGCCACCTTTGGACTAGCAATGAAGTCAAGAACTTTGTTCCTGTATTCTTCCAGCTTTGCGGGTGTCTTTATCTCGCCAAGTCGTTCGTTTAGTGTTTTTGCGAATAGCTCGTATTCTTTAAGCGTGGCCTCAATCTCGCTTGCCTGAATGCCTGGAACTTTTTCAATGGCAAGCGGAAGATCCGGTCCACCAACCCCGTTCATCATTGAAGAAGGGAGGGAGCTTTGAGGGTTGAGCAGAACTTGACCTTGGCCGGGTACAAAACCAGCGGGCGGGTCAACTTGCTGGCTGCCAGGTACGTTGTACTTGGCACCAGAGCCAGGCCATGGTGATGCTGCGGGGCCGGGGACGATGCCATTGGCAGCCGCTGGATCTATCGGCTGAGCCTTGGGCATGGCCTCACGCAGTATGTCTTTAATTTCACCCAGCTCCTTAAAGGTGTTATTTGTATTTTCATTGATGCTGTCAAGTGGCTTCAGCATCGGATTCTTCTCGGCCTCAAAAAGGAAACTCGCAAGATCCTTGAACATCTTTTCTTGCATAGGCCGAAGTGTGAACTCAAGGATCACATCAAGAGCCCGATCAGCAGTGCCCTCAAGGAAGCTCTTGAGCGACTTGACCAGACCCTCACCCTTGAGCAATTGCTTGTTGAATTCGATGAAGGAATCCGTCCAGCCAGCGGCAAGGTCGTTTAGCGCATTAAGCGCTTGCAGCTTCTCACGCAGCCGGTCAACATTCTTCGCGGCTTCAAGAAGCGTTTTGTTTTCTTCAGGGTTGACCTCAAGGCCGCCAGATTCATTGATCCGCTGCAACTGCTTTTCGTACTCGGATGCAGGCCCAAGAAGATCACCAATCGAACCCTTGAGCTGTTGAACTTCGTTGCTGTACCCTTGAATCGTTTCAGTATAGAATCTTTGTGTTAGCGCAAGCTCCTCAAGCAGTATCTGCGCCTTCTTGTACTGATCAAGAGCTTTCTGAAGCTCGGGAGAGACGATAATACCCCGCTTCGCAAGTCCAGCAGCCAGCTCAGCGTAAGACTGATTGACGCCATCAATAATCGGTTGGAGATCGCCGGTTGCAACACCGTACTCCTTGATTGCGTCAGACAGCGACCCAGCAAGTTGCTTGCCAGACGAGAGCGCAATCCTGTCAAGCTCATTCAGCAACTGCTGAACATCGCCACCCTTAGCAAGTGCGGCAAGTTGATCCTCAAGTTGCTGGAATTGTCTGCTGAGCGCAGCGCCCCTGGCAAAAGCGGTGTCAACGCCAGCCGTACTTACACCCCTCGCGCCAACAGGCGCGATTGGGCGGATCAGAGGAGGAGCGGGAGTCGCCTTGATCTCGTCCAGTTTCCTGACTAGATCGCTTATGCCCCTGTCTGTCTCGGCAAGTCCGGCTTGGCGAGCCCTCAAGACGACTGCCGCCTGCTGATTAAAGGGCTGCTCCCGAACCACGGTTTCCAGCTGGGCTATCTCAGATGCCTGGTTGACCCTCTGAAGGAAAAGCTCGCGCTGGGAAGCCTTGATCTTCAGTTCGGCAATCCTTTTTTCAAGCTCAAAGTTATTGCGGGACGCATCTTCGTTCCTTCTTGCAATGCCAAAGTTGATCGACTGAATTCTCTCGGCGGTATCAAGATTCAACCTGGAAACACTCTTGGCAATGTCACCCTTGAACTTTTCGACCTCAATCTGCTGGTTGCTAATCTCAAGCTCAAACTGCAGCCGGCGCTGCTCAATCTGGTCCTGAGCAGAAAGCTGTGAGCTGAGATAAGTGGTAACAGCATCGGCAAGGCTAGAAGCAAGCTCGTCACCAGCCAATGCACCCTGCAGGGCGAGGGCTGCATTTCTAAATTGAGCTTGCCTGATTTCACCTTGCTTGATGATCAGATCAATCTCTTTTCTCTTGTTGTCTTGGCTAATCTGAAGGACTTTGTTCTCAACGTTTTCGCGGATGTCAGCGATCTGACGCTCATAGTCACGGCGGATCTCGAAAGACTGCCGATCAATGTCCTCCTGCTCCCGACGAACTGCAATGAGCTGCTGCTGGAAGCCTTTGAGCAGGTCGATACTTTCAAGCTCCTTGGAGGCAACCTGCAGGTCACGCTGGGCATCTGCAAGGGATGTCTCGGCGTCACGAGTGGCGGCAGACCTTTTCTCCTCATCCGTCTGTGACGCTGGTGGTGTGGCCGCCCTCAGACCACTCAAGACGTTCTGAAGTGCGTCTTGCGGAAGATCTCCGAATCGAGGCAAGCCATAAGTCGCCTCACTTGGAGAACCAAAAGGATTAAAGATGCCTAGGCGATTGCCAAGCTCAGCGCCAACCCTCTGCCCAAGCGGAAGGACTTGGTTTTGCTGGACCTGGGCACGCTGAGCGGCGGAAAGCTGCGCTTGCGCAAGAGCCCGAGCCTCGGCTGGAGCAGCGGCAAGGGCGGCACTCACCTGATTCTCAAGGTTTGCTCGCTCAATGAAGCCAGCAATTCTGTTCAGGAAATCAGCAAGCGGACCAGCAACGAAAATTTCAATTTGCTTACCAAGTTCAGCCATTGCACGCTGCATCCGCTCACCAGCGTCAGCGGCGGCCCTGAGCTTCGATACGCCCTCAACACCAAGCTTGTTATTCAGCTCTGCTTGGATGATCGAATAAGCCGCAGTTTTATTGCCGGCCTCAATCAGCTTTTCAACAAGTCTTTCCTGCCCCCTACTTGCAAGCAGCCCAGCTTCCTTGATCTGGTCGAAGTTGCCCGTCAGGTCGCGGAGCATCTCCCCGGTGTCCTGAGCGGCCTGGATCACGCCGTCAATGGCGGTGCCAATGGCTGTGCCAGCCAGCGACAGGCCGAAGCCCAGCATCCCGCCAGCAAAGCCACCCAGGCCGCCACCCAGGGCACCGCCAGCAGCCGCTCCAACGCCCTGGCCAAACAGGAGGGGGAACGCACCACCGATCAGGCCCTCGCTGGCCGCCCTGCCGCCCCTGACGCCCAGCCTGCGGGTCAGGAAATCAGCATCAGGATCCTGCCGCTGGATCTGACGGTTGACCCGAGCAATCGTGTCACCGATCTGATCAAAGCCCTTGTCAGTGCTGCGCATTCCAGCGCGAACCATTGACAATGTTTCAGATAGCAGCTCAAGTTCTCTTGCAGATGCTTTGGAGACTTTCGCAAGGTCATTAAGGCCAAGCTGCTGGCCGGGCCTGCCACCCTGAACACCAACGCTACGGTTGAAAGCTTGAACAATCTGATTGATTGCGCTATCCGCGCCTCTACCGCCAAGCTGAACGCGACCAGTAATCCCTAGGTCACTAAAACCAGCAACCTTACCCGTAAGCGTGTCACGTCTGATGGGGCCAGAGCCACCTGCGGCTATCTTGCGCAATCTGAACTGCTTTTCAAGCTCAGTAGTAAGTTTTTGCTCGGTACTAACAAACAGCTCAGCACTTTTGATGCTATTTTCAAGTGCGCTAAGATTGTTTTTGCTTAGCTGGAATCCAGAATTCCTTGCTGTATTAAGGGTGTTCTGCAGATTCAGTTCTTCTTGAACGGTGTCAACACCCTTCAAGCGAAGAGTCTCAAGCTTCTTAAGCAGAACATCACCAGAACCGAGGGCTTTGTTAAGCCTCATCTGCGCAACGCCAGGCTTGTCGAAGTTTGCAGCCTGCCAAGCTGGGCTTCCGGGCATTTCCTTGGTTCCCCTGACTGGAGAACTAGGGAATCCCTGCTTAGCAGCATTAAGCCTCTTCTCCTCTTCTGAGGCAATTTTCTTGTTCAGCCCAAGCTCACGCCCAAGTACAGTAATCCGTCTTCCTGCAATATCCAGAAGCTCGGCAGCCTTCTCTGGATCACCAAAGCTTGCCTCAGAGAATGCCCTGCCAAGAATCTTCTGGAGCTGGGCTGGCTTGCCACCGACAGAGGCAGCAAGCTGGCGCGGATCAACACCAGCAGTAGTAAGCTCCCTGAGCTTGAATTCAAGGTCTTCTCCTGTTCTTGTTGCTGCAACTCTGCGGTTTTCTGCAGTCGTAACATCTTTGGACGCCCTAGTCTGAAGTCTTGATGCAGAGGCGACATCAAGGAGCGCACTGGATGCCCGCTTTGCGTCACGATCAAATTGAGCAAAGTTGCCAGCCTGCTCAAGGCCGGGAAGTCTCCCGATCAGGGCTTGAGCGCGTTGAACGCCTGGGCCAGCCGCACCACCACCACGAAGCTCATTCAGCTTTCTTTGAGCACTCTGAAGCTTTACCGATCTGTCAACTTCGCCGTCAAGAGCTTTTTCTCTTTGTTGGTTTAGAGATGCAGCGGATTTACTTTGAGCTTCGTTTTCGCGTGTAATTTTCTTTCTGGTATTAAGATCTCGCTCCGCTGTTGAGAGAGTCTTCTCCGCAGAGTCAAGCAACCTATTTGCACTTTCAACGTCGCCTTGCGCAAAAAAGCCACTGGCTCGGTTCAGTCGAGAGCGAACATCGACCAAGGTTGATGGCGAAATAACCCGAGCGCCTCGACCCGTGCCAATTGCCGGGCCTTGCGTTGCCCCTGCTCTTTCAAGTTCGGCAGCACGCTCAAAAAGCCTTCTTTGCCTAGTATCGCCCGCTTTGGCTCCCTTGTCGGTTCTCAGGACCTCACGAATACCCTCAGCAATACTACCAAGCTCGGTCGTCAGGCTTCTTCTTGCTGCCTCAAAGGCTCTTTCATTTGCGTTGGACTCCTGAGTTATTCTTGCCGCTGTTTGGGCGAAGTTGGATTCAGATTCTTGCACACGCTGTCTAACATCTAACCTTGTTGTAACAAACGCTGCGCGGGAACCCCCTGCCCGCAGACCTGCACGCAAATCTTGAAGCTCGCTGGCGAAGCCAGACCTTTCACGGAATCGTCGCTCTGCTAGGGATTCGCGCTGCACAAGCGTTGCCCTTCTTGAAGCAGCAGCCGCTTCGTCGAGAGTATTTAGCTGTTGGGAGACTCGCGCCTCAGCCTGTCGCAGCTCTCCAATCCTTTGCCGAGACGTAGCACCAAGATTTTGTTCGCCACCAATCCGCGAAATTGTCTGCTCATACCTGGCCCTCCTGGTAGCAGTAGTTCTCTCTCGTGACCGCCTTCTGCTGACACCCAGCTCTCTCCTGAGAAATTGATTGCTATCCTCGATGAGTCCTATTTGCATGTCTTGGGCGCGGACGAGTCGTTGCTGCTGCGCACCGACCTCCCTTAGCCTGGCCTGCTCGGCTCTTTGCTGCTGCGTGACAGAACGAATTCTTTGCCGAAGCGCACGACTTTCAAGGGCGCGGCCCCTGAGCTGTTCGTCAATCGAGGCAGCTCTTTCTCTTAGATCATCTCTGATTGCGGCAGCTTCTGCTCTGCTTAGGCCAGCGGTAAACCCAGGATTCTGCTGCGCTCCGCGAACAAGTCTTCTCTGGCCGCCAGTTGCACGAGTATTAGCGTTAAAAGTTCTTTGCTCAACGCCAAGTGCTTGTAGTCGCTCGGCGGTTTCTTCAAGTTGACCGCTTAAGTTGGCAGCAGCTACCTGAGCTGCATTTAGATCTCTTGTAAGATTTCTTACTCTATCAGCGCCAGCTAGCTGAATCTCAATCGTTTCTCTGTTGACAGCCACGGCGCACTATCGACCCAAGTAGCTCCAGCGTAGCCAAGGAAAAAGGGGGCTCACCGCCCCCTTCTCGCTTTCTTCATTGACTCGTCTTGATCCTCTTTCTTGATCTGGAAATATCCAGACCACATCAAGACTTCTTCATCGGTGATCGTAGAGTTAACCTCAACATAGAACTTGCCGAGTGTTTCGGCAATCACCATCTTCAGGTAGGTCCAGCGGTCTTGCCGGAGTTCGTCTGCGATTTTTTTGACGAAGTTTCAATGGAGTCATCATCGCTACCGAGCACTGCAAGTTGCAGCTTTTGCAGGTCTTCATCACGCACCTCGCGCTTCAGTTCATCAATCTCGCCAGGGGTGAACATGGCATTGCCATCCTCATCCTTGGCCTTCAGCACCAGCAGGTGCATCAGCCAGTTGCTGTCATCATCGGACTTGGAAGCCTTCTTGGCGTTGGCGCGGGCACGGTCACGTTCTGCGGCCACCAGGGGAGTGACGTACATGGTCAGGACGGTCACGCCATCACTCAGGGTAATGTCCTTGCGAGCAGGCTCAAGGTTCGCAACCTTCTTCAGCCTTTCAAGGGCAGCGCCAAAACCCATCGGCGCATTCGGGGAAGCCATGTGAATAGTCGGAGGCCCAACAAGTGTAGCAACAAAAAAGCCCCCGGATTGCCGGAGGCCCTTGATCTGTCAGCCGGAGACCATCAGACGGTCTTCAGGAAGTCCAGCGTCACGTTGCCAGCAGGACGGAAGTTGATGGTCACAGCCTGCGCATTGTCCGGGTTGGCGGCGAAGTTCGCAGAGGTGAGCACCACAGGCATCTGGATGAAGCGGCTCAGCGTGTCGCTCACGGTGCCGCCGGAGGAAACGGAGTCGATGTAGAGCTTGACCGCAGCACCCTTCTGCTTGCGCTGCATCACGTCGGTGATCAGGCGGTTTGCCAGAGCACTGTCGTCTTCAGTGAAGTACACCGTTGCGGTGCCAGTGCCATCAGCGTAAGAGATCTGATAGCGCCGGAAAGGCACAAACTGGCTCGACGGGATACCAATGGTGGTTACGTCGATTTCAGACAGGGTGACTTCAAAGCTCCAGTCCCGAGTTTGTGCAACCGGGGCGAAGCTCTTGTAGACGATAGTGGCCAGCGAATCACCAAAGCCGCTCGGCGCAGCAGTTGCGGCCACAGCACTACCACCAAGAGTCGAACTCAGAGTGATCACCCCGGTGGTGGGGTCGTAGGTCTTGATGAAATAGTCGCCAGCGGCAATCACGCCAGCAGGCAGCGTTGCGCCAGCCGGGTAGGCCAGCGTCACCGGGTCATTCACACGAAAACCCAGAAAGGCGGGGCCTGTGATGTTGGCGCTGGAGCCAGAAAATGCAGTAGCAGTGAGACAGGCTTCGGTGTTTGCAGGCTTATACCAGAAAGCGCCCGAGGAGCCGGTCAGTACCGTGGTTTCACACGTCATGGACCTTGGTGCAAATGAACAGCAGTGCGGGCACTGCCCGATGTCACAATCCTAGCCAAGGTCACTAGCCTGCCAACTCGCCTCAACACGGGCCATAAAATGAGGCTGTGCGTTGTCAGAAAAGAACGTAGGTCCCTCTACATCCCTGGTTCGCAAGAATATGCCAGAGATACCTTTTTTCGTCTTGGCCAAGTTCTTGAGCACGGTTCTAGCTGTAGTGGCAAGCTCTCTGGCACGTTTGCCGCCTGCATTCTTCTTGGCGAAGATTCTGACGATAATTGCACCCCTGGCTCGATCAAGCAGGCAGTCAAGGGTGTCCTCGCTGGTCATGCCAAAGGTGATGTTGACCATCACGTATTCACCCGGCGCATCGGGTGGCATCGCCACCACATTATCGAAGTAGATCTTGACAGGTGGAGTGAGCCCCTTAAAGGCGGTGTTGAAGGGCTTTTCAATGGCCGCACATATCTTTTGGTGATTCATTGCGCTGCTCTCCGCTACCTGATGTTAACGCCAGGGCCAGGGCCAAACGCAAGCTTCACGGCCTTGCCTACGCTACCCGAAAGCGCACCGCCACGAACGTAGTTGGTGTACCAATCGGGTTCTGCGGTAGAAACATTGTCGCCAGCGCCGGATACGTCGCCACGGAAGGTAGGCCCGAATGGACGCTCACCATACTTAATGCCAAATTCAATACCGCCAAGTGGCTCAATACCTTCGGGCTTCCTCCATCTGCCAGGCGCTAAATCCATGGCATACAGCGCATAGGGGGACGTATTTGCAATCTCAAAGACTGCAACACGATTCATTTCACGAGCTTTGGTGCTGAGCTGTGGAATCCGACGTGTCGCGTAGGGATAGCCCCCGGTTGATGTTTGGCCGGAGCCAATTGCCAGAGCCTGCCAGCTATCGCGGAACTTGCCGCTATATGCTGGACCAGCTTCTGCCAAGTCATTCATCACATTTGCAGCCGCTTGCCTTGCTGCAAGGTTGATTTGGTTCTTTATGCTAGTTGGAACCGAATTCCAGTTCTTGAATTTAGCAGCAAGCCCGCCTTTTATCTCACCTCTGCGGCTCAGGTCGGATCTTCTTACTGTTGGCCTGCGGGCTCTTTTCATTACGTCAACCTTGCAATAACAGAGTGAAGGATTGGAAGGCTACCTCTATAGGTTAGCGGCATGATGATCTTTGCGACCCTGGTGACGCTTGCCTGGGAATACTCAATCCAGTCAGCAGTCTTTGGATAGTAATCACCAAGCTTATCAGCGGCAATCAAAATCTTGATGTCAGTAAGCTGAACTTCACCTTGAACCTCCTCCGGTTGAAGTTGCAATGGCAAAATGTTGAGATGCACCCTGGTATCAGCCGGGATCTCCTGATTCGTAATCGGATTGGTCTTGACCTCGAAGGTTCCCGTGTCCGGGTCATACTCAGGCTCAAGCGGCTGCTTCACGTAAACGCCAGGAATGCCCCACTGATCAATCAGCGGAGCAGGTAGCGAACCAAATACGTCGTCAACAAGCGACATGATCAGAAACGATTACTCCAGTTGCCACCATAAGGCCAGAGCTGACCATTGATATATCGCACACCAGAGGGCTTCTGCCGAGTCACGAAACTCCTGTAGCCAATTCGTGCATTTGACTCACGCCTGACTCGCGGTTGATAGAAATCCCCACGGATCATGTACCTTGCGAAGATGTCCATGCAGAAAGGTGGGATAAATAACATCCCACTTTGCGACATGGCGCTTTTGTCGAATTTGACCCTCAGATCACTGCGGCCAAGTTCAACCTCTTCATACTCGCTGTTTCTGTAACGCTTCGCACCGCCATCTGCATCAGCAATGCCGGTGTAGCCGCCATTGGAGCCAAGAAACGCTGCCATATAGGCAACGCCAGTCTTAAAATCAACAGGCAGGTCGTCGTCTGGAACAAAGTAGTAGTCTGCTGCAACCCTTCTCGGCCAGGCAAGGCCCTGCTCAACAGAAGACGGCTGACCCTTCCAATGCAAAGGATTGATTGCCATCGTTGCAGCAAC